ATGTGGGTCAATAAGTATATTGACGATTGCACTGATGAGGATTTAAACGATCGTGACTTTATTGCATCAGTTGTTGACCGGGCTATTTTTCATTTCGCGATTAATAGTATATGTAATCCTGGGGATAATAAAGATGCGACTCCCATTGAACGATGTACTTTTGATGTAGAAACTAAGAATGGCCTTCCCTCCACGGTTCAGCTATTTTATGAGGAATCTAAGGATAATGAACCTTTAGCGAATATACATTTTCAAGCAATAGGTTCTGGTTTTTTAACGTTTGTTAATGCCTGCCAGGAACATGATGACAACAGCTTAAAATTATTTGCTTCGCTGTTAATTTCAATTTCATATTCTAGTGCCTACACAGATTTAGCCGGAGCAGAAAAAGTGAATATTAATGAATATAATGAGAACTATCTGACAGCTCAGTTTGAAGAATTATCTCAACGTGATATGAAGAAGTACCTGGGAGAGATGAAGCATCTGGCGGACCGGGGGGGATGAAATTTGATGACTATCTGGATAAAATGTCACTTCTGGTGAATGAAGGAAAGCTCGAACCTGATATTTTAAGCAAAATGCGAGATGCTGCACCGAAATTAATTGACTTTGCTAAGTCGTTTGACCCAAACTCAAAGGAAAAGATTAAAATACTTACAGATACTTCTAATTTAATTTATGATTTGTTCGGGGTTAAATCGGCGAAATAATATGTGAAGTTCTTCGATGGTATGGAAGGCATTACATAAAAGAACCTAATACTTATTGGGTTCTTTTTTCTTCTATCAGTGCCATTAGCAGGAAGAGATATCACCGGAGTTTAATGTGTGATTTTTTATTTATCGTCGAACCTGGATTGTTTATCATTGTCCTTAACAAGGCTAACGGCTAATAAGATTATTTCCATCACTTCGTGAGAGCTTCATGCCTTGATTTGATCTCAATTTTCTTTTGCAATGAGACAGGCGCTTCCTGTTGTTATGGTATAGTACCCCGCTATTGAGCCTCCTGAACAGTGATGCTGAATAACATAACCCAATGATATATCGATAAAATAATCTCTACATTTGAAAATGCACGGTAATTCTGAAATGCAAAAAATCAACCAAACCAGCGCAATGCCTGAAAAAACTGACGTTCACTGGAGTGGTCGGTTTAGCGTTGCACCAATGCTCGATAGGATGTACCGTTTTTGAAAAACAAGTAGTTATACACTTTGTGGGAGCCTATTGGGAACCCGGTGTTTTCATTTCAAGGTGTAATCCATGCCGGGCATCAGAATGAGATATAATGAGATTTTTAGTGTTCTGCTTGAGAGTCTATGATGCTTACCCTAGACGAGATAGGTCAATCTGTACGTAACAATATCCAGTTGATTATTGATCATGTCGGCTTACCTCTTGCTGTTGGTCCGCTCAGTGATGATGATTACAAGATTCTGTGTGGTGGCTATGGTGAGCTTGAATGGGACTATGCGTTAAGCACCTATGGCAACTCCAGAGAAAAGTATGAGTTCTGCATAAAACTTGTTCAGCAAGGTCGGGTTCAGGGAATACCATCAGGAGCAGCAATTTGTGTTTATGGGGTTGAAGAAAACATCTTTCGTATCCATATGATCGAAAGGTTTTCTAGAGAAGATGAATCTCACCCATTGAAAGGGCGCATGGTTTTACTCACTCTTATGAGTGCTTTTATATTTTGTAAAGCTGTTGAATGTAAAGTTGTCCACATTGTAGAGCCAGTACCAGAACTGGTGCAGTATTACGAGTCTTTTGGTTTCCGCATGGAACAGTGCGGTTATGTGATGTCTGCAGTCATTGATGAGCTGCAGGATATCTTTCTTAAATTTGCTCAGTAGGTATAGACGAGAAGGGTCTACAAATTGTAGGATACCCGTCCAGATTACCTTAAAGGTACATCTATGGCAGTCGTTTTGTGCTTAAACTACTAAGAAACGATGTCACCAATCGACATGATCGATTGGCATAAGTTAGCGAAACAAGCTAGCTTTAAAGAGAGGGTTAGAGACGCCTTTACTGTCTCGGGAGTTTTCTATGAAAGATCAAAAAGCAACCAAGCCACAGGTTAAGTTCGACACAATGAAAGCATTCGCAGGTATGGGTGCTGCTGTTGAAGTTCTGATGAAGGCTGCTCCTAATGCGTTCACTCACGCTACTGTCTCTGGTAAAGAGCAGCAGGGTAAGCTTCGTCGTCGCAAAGCAGCATGATCATAGCTGGTGCTTTTTGAAAACCCGCCTTTAGGCGGGTTTTTTCTTTAGTGATGTTCTTTGCCCTTCTGTTTGCTTGTTCTGACCTGTTCCCACTCGATACGTCCTTCTTCTCGTCTTTTGTCTATGTATTCCGCAAGATCCTGAATATTGATGCAACGTTTTGCTTTTTGTGATGTGCCGATGCGATATGTTGGAACGGGCAACTTACAAGCGTTTGCTTTTGCTTCTGCCGTGGCTGGACTCATGCCAAAGTACTTTTGGCTAACTGCTGAGAGTTCAATGTTAGGGGTATTGAATTCAGCCATCAGTAAAAACAAGGTGTTCATAATTTTCTCCATCAAAACCGGCTGCACCCGGGAAAATCATAATTCTGTGCTGGTGGCAGGAATTAATTTCTGCCAGATAGCGGAAACATATTTTGCCTGATGACGGGCATCGGCCAGGGCGTTGTGCCGTTCGCCATCGAAAGGCATGTCCATTTTGGGGTCGAATCCGATAGAACGCCCAAGCGTAACGATCGTGCGTACATCGTGGTCATTCCAGTATGCCCACGGGCAGATTTGTCCTGCTCGCTCATAAGCTCCACGTAAAATTACGTTGTCGAAGGTGGCCCCGTTACCCCAGACTTTTAAATATTTCGTATTGGCTGCGTGCCGGTTAATGAAATGATTTAGTTCTGAGAGAGCATCGCTGATCGACAAAGTATCATCAATACAGATTGCAGCTCGTGCTTCAGGGCTTTGTTTCAACCACCACAGGATGGTATCGCCGTCAGGTGTAGCTCCTTGCCCCATAGCACTTTCCAGGCTAACAACCGTATAGAATTCTTGTCCGATGTCTCCGGTTTCTGGAGTGAAGAACACCGCGCCAATGGAAACGATCGGTGCATCCTTATTTTTCCCCATCGTCTCAAGGTCGATCATTAAGTTGTTCATCACTTCACCTCCTGCGGCGGTTCCGGTAGCGGCATCCAGTGAGTTGCTTGCTCAATACCATTACCCGGCTTAATCGTTGCATCTCCGCGCCGAAAGGTGCTTCCGGTATAGCGTGCGGAGCATATTAGCGGTTCAACCAGAGAGCTATCGAAATTCACCGAAATAAGCACGTTCTGGCCCTTTTCAGGCATTTGATCACTACAGCTTATCCAACTATCCGGAGTTCCCGGAGAGTTGCCATTTACATCGAAGTTTGGCTCTGCGTCCTGAACCAGGAGGATGTAACCATTCTTGGCTGTATCAAGTTCTAACGCCTCGGTGACGGTGCCGAAATAGCGATTACCTAAATCAGCATCACAAGTGCTTACATCAATGGAAACTTCCATGCCTTCGATTAATTCTGGCAAGTTGTAAGTTTGGCTTACAGGTTGGCTACCCTGAAGCATGGCGGCGCGGTGACACCAGATAATCCAGCCAAGCGCCATATCCCATGCCATGTATTCTCTATCGCCATTTTTTGCCCTACGGCGATCTACAGATTCCCCGAAACGCTTCTCCATAAATAATTCATAGGCTGCTCGTTCATCCGATACTGCTGCCAGTGATGCCAGTGCAATTTTTAATGCGGTAAGCATGTTGTTTTGATCTTCATCGAGTCCGAACGGTATTTCATCCCGTGCTGACTCAATGCTGGTAATCGTGTTCTGTAACCATTCTTTGGTAAGAGTATTCATAACTATTTCACTTTAATCTCAATATTTCGCAGCTTTAGCTCTACTGGCAGGTCTGACTTTCCTGTTAATGCTAATGCGAGATTTTCAGGAGTAATGAGAGCAGTTATTGTTTTCCCCCTCGCCAGACGAATAATCATTCGTATCTCGCAATCGTCACATGCTCCCGGTCGAACAATTGAGATTTGTCCGTTCATCTCACTTCCCCTTCACACCAATGTTGGCGGCGGCGCGCTCGGCTTCACTTTGTTCCCAAAACCACTTGTGAAGCGCCATAAGCTTTTCGTCAATCGGTGCATATTTGCGATTAAAGTAGGCCTGAGCATCTTTCTCAGATTCGTCCGGTAATTCGCCAGGGCCAAACAGTGTGTTATAAATCCATGCCAGTCCGCTCTTAGCGTCGCCAGTTGCCTGCCATTCGATAATGGCAGCCTGCATGACCAGAATGTTTTTCCCGATTAATAGGTCCAGTTCTTTGTACCGGTTGCGGATGTATGCATTCTCGCTTTGTAATTTTGCGTTTCGCTTCTCTGCTGCTTCCAGCTCATCCAGCAGCGCCAAGACGGTGGCAGGATTGGCGGCGGCTATGAATCGTTTATTGGCGCGATTATCTGGTCCTGAGCATGATGCTATGTAGTAATTGGCGTTCAGTCCGGCATCGGCAATTACTCCATGGTAGTCATCAGCACACCATTCGCCTGGTGTTGCATTTTCTGCCGCCAGTCGCAGAGCCTGATAGTTAATCTCGCTCACTGGTTGCCTCCTTTACGGATCTGCGCTGCGATGCGCGAAAAAAAGACTCCCGCGTATGACTGTTAAGAGCTGGCGCGAACGCTGCGTTAAGAACGGCAGCATCACAGCCGTCATCGATATAGAGCGCAATTTTTTTCTCCAGGCGCGCTTTGGCTTCCTGCAACTGCATACCCCGGCACGCACGCGGGATATACTCAGCAATTTGAGCGATAGATTTTTCGTTCTGTTTAAACATGCTTCACCTCGATAGGCTTGATGCTGTCGATCAGCAGTCGGCGGCGCGTATTTTCTGCAAAGTGGCGGCGTCCGGTTTCTTTGTGGTAAAACTCGTTTTTTCCGACGACCCACATCCGCTTTGTCTGGTGCAGTTTTTTTACCTGCGGACCGTCTCGGGTGATAACAATTCCTGTATGAGTTTTTATCACGCTCATTTCTTATTCTCCGGTGCTTTCGGCATTACTGCCCAGTGAGTGATATTGACGTTTTCAAGGTCCCCGACCTGAAATGTCCACTGCCATTCTCCGGTTTCTTTTTGTCCCCAGGTGTACCAGAGAGAACGCCAGCCAATTAGCCAGCCTTCTCCGTTAGCATCAAATAACAGAACACTTTCATTTGCTGGTGGCAGTTCAGCTGACACTGGTATTATTTTGTTTTCCAGTGCCGTACATTTAGCTTCAAGCGCATCGAATTTACGTACCAGGTACTCAGCATTTGTTTCGTTCACTTTCAGATCTCGCGGTACACATTTCCCGCGAAGAAACCCTTCCATTTCGAAAACATTCATGCGCATTTGCGTAACTCCGATAACTCGTTAAAACGTTCCATAAACATCCCGTAGGCATGGCCTGGTGACAGTGGAATAACTTTGAACATCTCTGTCGCCGGGATACCTTCCAGTACAGGCCAGAAAGACCCATCATCAAGCCCGAGATCGCGGCGTTCGGTTGCCAGCATAATGAGATCGGCATATTTCACTGGCGTGCTCATAACAGGAGGTAACCCGTATTTCTCACGGATTACGGCGTCTATTTTTTCTTCCATCCGTTTATAGTCAGGAAGAAGGCGTTTCAGTGGTGCGGGGATGTCCTGGCAATATGCTTCTGTTGCATCATGCATTAACGCTTCAAAAGCAAATTCCTGCGGTACCAGCTGGCTGCAAAGCACCGCATGTTGGGCGACGCTGTAGAAGTGTGAAAGATGTCCTGCAAAGCGACAGATATTTGAAAGGGAAACCGCGATATCGTTAATAACGATGTCGTCTTTATTTATCCTGTCATAATAAAAATGCTTCCCGGAAAAAGTTTTAATAAATGACATTTTGTTCTCCACGTATATGCGCTGCACCGCGCTGAATTCTGGTAAAAGGAAGCCCTCACCATCCGGTGATTATTGAGTTAATTACGTTTCCATAAATGCCCCCGCAGGGGCATTTGCAGTAATGAAATCAGGCGGTGAAAGTACCAATAAAGGTTTCTACTTTGCTGTCTTTGAATTTCTCAACAAGCAGATCACGAAATTCGTTAGCCATTTCTTCCTGCACCGCTTCCAGCTGAATAATGCGCAGAACCAGTACAGGACGATCGCCAGTGATAATGCTGAGGCGTAATTTAAACGGACGTTCTTTCAGACCTTCAAACGGAACGCATTTAAATTCAAATGCCACTGGCATAATGTCTTTGGTCTTCGCTTCGACAGACTCCATCAGGGAGCGTTTGCCGCTGAAGTCATTGTCTTCAAAATCAGCGGTCTGGTTTGCTTCAATCGTGATTTTACGGACTGCCGCAGCCGCTTTTGTTGCCTGAATAGCGTCACCATTAGCATCAAAGCCCACAAGGTAGTCGGCCCAGTCTTCGATCCATTCTGCCAGTGATTTCTGGGAGTTACGCTCGCCATTAACAGACAACAGAGCAGAGAACGGTGCTGTCTTTTTCAGTTTGAGAGTGGCGGTGTTATCTGCGTGACCTGGTTCATCAATAGTACCCAGGTTAAGCACACTGACGGCACGCATATTATCAGCATCGATAAAGCAGCGGGTGCCTTCATCTGCAAGATCTTTAGAATAACGGGTAAAGTCATCGATGCTGGCAGTGGAAAGCGCACCACGGAAACGGAAGCGATTTAAATTAAATTTTTCCAGATCATGAATGCGGAAATTCTCAGGCAATGCCACAGCATCGGCACCAATCTTACTGATAATTTCATTAACACCCTGAGCAGAAATAAGGGCATGGATTTGATTAATTGCGGTTGCGTCTAAGTTCTGAGACATAATAAGTCCTCACTATATAAAGATATTCAGTGATGAGATAAATAATCAGTTAATTAAGAACGATATTAATGACCTGCTGCGCGGAGTTTTCCGTCAGGTTCACCGGCAAGAGTCAGTAATTGTCCCTGGTCTTCCTGCAGAATAGTCAGGCGACCACCGCGATTGACATACATCGGAGTTTCGGTGGTGTCTTCTTCGGAAATTTTCCCGCGGTTAGTCGGGCGAACATATGAGAGTTTGTGTTTGATTTTCACACGGTTCTCATCAAATGGTTCGATTTCCAGGTTGAGCGAGACCTTACCTTTGGTTTTCGTATTCATCACACCGGAAGCGACTTCACTGAGAACAGCGCCGATTTTGGTTTCAAATACGCCGCCGTCCAGCTCCCCGATAAATGCCTGCACATCAGTACTGCGTTCGCTAGCCATTTTGTTGCTCCTCATCATATCGACCCTGCAAGGTCGGTTGGTTTCTCCACAAAACAGAGAAGAACACCTGCGGTGGCAGCCGCCCGGATGGATTGGGTTATGAGCCCGTCGTCCGGTGATGCTCTTCTCTGTTTTGTAAAAAGAGCGGTACCAGCCGGAAGCAAGTGTACAAACTGGTACTGCCAAAGCAGTGGCTGTTGTGGTGACCGGTGCTGATCTCCGGCTTGCGGTTATTTCAGACTCTCACGGGCGTTTGATTGCCCCGCCGAACAGCTCTTTTCCGCAATAGCTGCAATGTCTTTCGCGCATCAGCCTGCGCATTCACCACAACGCTGAGAGCATTGCCGGTGTCCGAATCGAACGGACCTTTTCCCTGCCCAACCCTCCCATCTGAATGGGACTGTCTGGAATTGAACCAGCACTTATGCCTTGCTCGTCAATGCTCTCATCGTTGCGTCCTGGTCTCTTCCCAGGCGTCAAACCGAATCGCCACGCTGGTTAGGCGTCTTATCAGCATCCTCATTGACTTGCACATTCCGGCTACCTGGTTTGTTTGCCCGAGCAAGGAGTGGATTGTCCCCTTTAACGTCCCCAGACCGCTAACGACGCATGTGCCATACGCCGTGTTACAACCAAATTTTGTTAGGACCTTGTTTGTTGGTCTGGAAAGAAAGATAAAATGAAATTGCGCATTATGCAAGTGTTTTGTTGCGAGATGCGCAATATGATGGGTGATGAAAAGCCACCTTCTGGTGGCTAATTGATGAGGAGGTCGGGGTTAATTGTGTCGCTTAAGGGTTTGTGACTGACTGATTAAGACCTTCCCAAAGACCATAAACCGGTGTTCATTTTCGCTGGTAATTCCCCATTCACGGTAAATCTGGTTATCAGAAATTACCAGTAGTTTGTCAGGTATCATTTGCAGTCGTTTGACATAAATTTTATCATCAAAACCAAACACATAGATACCATCCCCATCAAACTGATTGATACTGATATCAACGAAGATGAGATCTCCTGGCTCAATGGTTGGACACATACTGTCCCCACGAACGTTGATAACTTTAATGTGATTGGCTGGTCGTCCTCCAAACATCGATACAGCATTATCAGTTATGTATTCAATGGCATGAATCACATCAATGACATCACCGCCCTGGATAAGGCCATTTCCCGCACTGGCACTGACATCCAGCATTTCAATACGGAATACATCCTTCACCTGCGCAACATCCTCACCAGTACTGTTTTTACATACAGTATTACTTTTGAAGTCTGAGGTAAAGAGATCTGCAATATCAACACCTAAGCTCCTGGCAATATTACTCAGGGCTTGTTCAGTGAATTGTTTCTGCTTACCTGTTTCCAGGCGTGAGATATTCGCCGCATCCACTCCTATTGCTTCAGCGAGATCGGCGATTTTCATGTTCTTCGCCTGGCGAAGTTGTCTGACTCGATTTCCTATGTTCATGCGTTTATTACATTTCTTTATTGCGCGTTAAGCAAATCAACTTGCGCAAAATATTTGCGTGAAATAATATGCTTATCACGCAATATGTGGAGGTTATATGCAATCACCATTACGAAATGTGCGTAAGGCGCACGGATTTACTTTGCAGCATGTTGCTGCGGGTGTTCAGGTTAATCCAGCGACGCTGAGTCGTATTGAGAGACTGGAACAAATTCCATCTATCGATCTGGCAGAGCGTCTGGCCAATTTTTTTAAGGGAGAAATCAGCGAAATGCAGATTCTCTATCCTGCTCGCTTTCAATCTAGTCAAAACCGGAATGAGTTAAAACCACAGGAAAAGGAGGTAAGCCGTGGGTAAGCATCACTGGAAAGTGGAAAAACAGCCTGAGTGGTACGTGAAAGCGGTCAGAAAAACTATCGCGGCGTTGCCGGGTGGTTACGCTGAAGCAGCTGAGTGGCTGGATGTAACAGAGAACGCTTTATTCAATCGCCTTCGTGCCGATGGCGATCAGATTTTCCCGCTGGGATGGGCAATGATTTTACAGCGCGCGGCTGGCACTCACTACATTGCGGATGCTGTCGCACAGTCTGCTGGTGGGGTGTTTGTATCGCTTCCTGACATTGAGGAAGTAGAGAACGCCGATATAAACCAGCGCCTGCTGGAAGTCATCGAACAGATCGGGAGTTACTCAAAGCAGATTCGTTCGGCAATCGAAGATGGGGTAGTGGAGCCACACGAGCAGACAGCAATGAATGATGAGTTGTATCTGTCAATTTCGAAGCTCCAGGAGCATGCGGCACTGGTCTACAAAATTTTCTGCGCTCCAGAAAAGAGTGACGCCCGCGAGTGTGCAGCTCCGGGCGTCGTGGCGTTTTGTGTCTGTGGAGAAACTAACGCATGAACAGTTTAACGGCAAATAACCGTTTGTCGCAACAGCTGGTGGTCAGTGTCGCTGCACACCTGTTGTTACGGCATGAATGCAGATTACCAAATCACCTGGCTGTAAGTAACCACAGAGAACTTTACCTGACTGTGGGGGGCGAGTTGTGCAGGAACTTAACCGCTGGTTTCGTGACGGAAGAGGACTTTATGTTCATGTTATTCGTTGGGAGCCAGAAACACAGCGCGTTATCTATCTTCGCAAAGACTACCCGCATGAGTGCTTTAGTCCTTTGTGGAAATTCAGGCGTGATTTTGTTGAGTGTGAAGGACCACCAGCATATTGATTCTGCAATTCCGGGACGTTACACTGTTCAGGCACCTTATAAAGCGGGTGCCGGGATTGGCGTCCTGAAATTGTCAACGGCGATGTATGACGCGCCAGCGTCTTTTTTATCGTCCGCATTTGCTCACATCCAGATTATGGTGGGCTGGGCGGGGGCACCGAAAGGTGCGCCGGTCTCCGTTGACGCCGGTTACGCCAACCCCGTCCAGTTCACCACCAGTGAAATTGGCGTTTCCGGTGGTGGAAGTTTTTCACTGTCAACGGAGGCTGCCATCATGGCTACGATCCAAGCCCTCACTCAACCTGAAATCACCATTGACAACGGCCAGGCCGTTACCACTTCTTTGGCTGTTGCCAACTTCTTCTCCAAGCGTCACGACGATGTGCTGAAAAAGATCCGCACTCTGGATTGTTCCCCTGAGTTTTGTGCCCGCAATTTTGCGGAGACATCGATTTCGGTAAATCAACCGAACGGTGGTACACGCAAGCTCCCTTGCTATCAAATCACACGAGACGGTTTTGCGTTTCTTGCTATGGGTTTCACGGGTAAACGTGCTGCCCGGTTCAAAGAGGCATACATCAATGCCTTTAACCAGATGGAAAAACTGCTTTCAAAGCCATCCACGCTGAGCGATGCCGCAGATAACGCCAGCGTGCTTTACTCCCACCTGTCGGTAATCCACAAGGTCTGGCTGCAGCAGCTTTATCCTATGTTGGCAAAAGCTGAATCTCCGCTGGCTGTTAGCTTATATGATTATATTAATGATGCTTCGGCGCTGGCCTGCCTCATAAATTTGTCGCTGAACCCTTCAGAGGTAAGGGGGCGCAAATGATCCGGAATATTTTCAAACGGTTTACCAATCAGACTTTCCGTTGTCCTCGTCCGGGTCAGTGGTACACCACACCTGCAGGGCATGTTCTACGTGTTAGCCTGGTTGACCGTGAATGTCAGAAGGTGATTTGTGAACCGCTTGGCCGTAATTACCGCGTCAGTATGCCGCTTATAGCCTTTCGCTCCGGAAAAAACATGAAGCATCTCGGAGGTGCAGCATGAGTATGGAGTTGATGGTTAAAGCGATGAAAATTCGAGTGGGAAATCCATTGCGAAAACTGGTTCTGATTAAGCTGGCTGATAATGCCAGCGATCAGGGTGAGTGCTGGCCCAGCTACCAGCATATTGCTGACCAGTGCGAGATTAGCAAACGTTCTGTGATGAATCATATTGCGGCCCTTTGTGAGTCCGGGCTGGTAAAAAAAGTCACCCGGAAAGGTGAAAAAGGTAACTCAAGTAATATCTATCTCCTTCATCTTGATGGTGCAGGAGATTCACTAGGGAGTAGTGCAAATAATTCACTATCTGGTGCAGCAAATTCACCAGGTAGTGCAGGAGTTGCACCAGGGGGTAGTGCAGGAGATTCACCCAGAACCAGTCACTCTTTTGAACCAGTCAAAGAACCAGTCAATGAACCAATAGCTGTTGGTGCATCTGCTGATGAGTCTGTGCGAGTTCGTTCAAACCGATCGGAATACTCTCCGGAGTTTGAGCAGGCATGGCTGGCATACCCCAAACGTGCTGGTGGCAATTCAAAATCTGCAGCCTTCAAAGCCTGGAAAGCCCGTTTGAATGAGGGGGTAAAACCCGAAACCATGCTGGCAGGTGTGAAACGCTACGCGGGCTGGGTATCTGCGATGGGTAACAGCGGCACACAATTTGTGAAACAGGCTGTCACGTTCTTTGGTCCGGATCGTCATTTCGAAGAATCCTGGGAAGTTCCTGCGGTATCTGTAGCCGGACGTGAGGACCCGTACTTCAAAGCCAGTTACGACAACGTGGACTACAGCCAGATCCCGGCAGGATTCAGGGGGTGATCATGAGTCTTTTGAATGAAGTTCAGAAATTCATTGAAGCCCATCCGGGCTGTACTTCCGGAGACATTGCGGATGCTTTTTACGTGGGGGCTTAATGAGTAATAAATATTGCCAGGCGCTGGTAGAACTGCGGAACAAACCAGCCCATGAACTGAAGGAAGTGGGCGATCAGTGGCGCACGCCGGACAACATTTTCTGGGGAATTAACACCTTGTTTGGTCCGTTTGTTCTGGATCTGTTCACTGACGGTGATAACGCCAAATGTGCCGCGTATTACACGGCGGAAGACAACGCGCTGGCGCATGACTGGTCAGAACGTCTTGCGGAGCTTAAAGGTGCTGCCTTTGGTAATCCCCCATACAGCCGCACCAGTCAGCATGAGGGGCAATACATCACCGGCATGCGTTACATCATGAAGCATGCCAGTGCCATGCGTGATAAAGGCGGGCGCTATGTTTTCCTGATTAAAGCTGCCACCAGCGAAGTGTGGTGGCCGGAAGATGCAGATCATATTGCTTTTATTCGCGGGCGTATTGGTTTTGAACTGCCTGTCTGGTTTATCCCGAAAGACGAGAAGCAGGTACCGACAGGCGCTTTCTTCGCTGGTGCTATTGCTGTTTTCGACAAGACCTGGAAGGGACCGGCAATCAGCTACATCGGGCGCGATGAACTTGAGGCATGTGGTGAGGCCTTTCTGGCGCAGGTTCGCCAGCAGGCGGAAAAACTGGTCAGGGAGATGGCGGCATGACGACGTTAACTCAATGCCAGCAGCAGGTGCTGGATATGCTGATTTCTTATCAGAAAGAGCGTGGCTTTCCGCCAACCAATCAGGAGGTGGCAACCATGCTGGGATACCGTTCGGTGAATGCAGCGGTGGAGCATCTTCGCGCACTGGAGAAAAAAGGCGTCATCACGATAAAGCGTGGCGTGGCCCGGGGGATAACGCTTCATACCGCGGTGAAGGACGACGACAGCGAGGCGGTCGGGATTATCCGCTCACTGCTTGCCGGTGAGGAAAACGCCAGGCTGCGTGCAGCCTACTGGTTACATGAGAGGGGCCTGAAAGTATGAAGTTGATCCTTCCTTTCCCGCCCAGCGTGAACACGTACTGGCGACACCCCAACAAAGGGGCATTTGCTGGTAAGAGCCTGATAAGCGCGGCGGGGCGAAAATTTCAGAGCGCGGCGTGTGCAGCAATAGTTGAGCAGTTACGTCGTCTGCCAAAACCAACGTCGGCACCTGCTTCAGTGGAGATCGTGTTGTTTCCTCCGGATAACCGGATCCGCGATCTGGACAACTATAACAAGGCACTGTTTGACGCCCTGACCCACGCGGGTGTGTGGGAAGACGACAGCCAGGTGAAAAGAATGCTGGTGGAGTGGGGACCGGTTATCCCGGAAGGGAAGGTCGAGATCACTATCAGTAAGTACGAGAAAACGGCGGGTGCAGCCGCCTGATCAAGAGGAGAAACGAAGTATGAATAATCTGATGGTCATTGATGGTATTGAAGTTCGTCGTGATGCTTATGGACGTTACAGCCTGAACGATCTGCACAGGGCTGCCGGTTCTCTGGATAAGCATAAGCCTGCATTCTGGCTCCGCAATGAGCAAACTGAACGTTTAATAAGCGAGTTGCAGATTTGCAACTCGGTCAATATAGAGCCAGTTAACGTTATTCGTGGCGGAAATAACCAGGGGACGTATGTCTGCAAAGAACTGGTGTATGCCTATGCAATGTGGATCAGCCCGTCATTCCATCTGAAGGTGATCCGTACTTTCGATATGGTAACCAGCGCACCGGAAAAATTATCCGGACAGGCTGCTGACAAGATGCAGGCTGGTGTGATTCTGCTGGACTTTATGCGCCGGGAGTTAAATCTGTCTAACTCTTCAGTGCTTGGAGCCTGTCAGAAACTTCAGGAGGCTGTTGGCTTACCGAATCTGGCACCGCGCTATGCCATTGATGCTCCTGCTGATGCGCCTGATGGCTCAAGCCGCCCCACGCTGTCGCTGAGTGCACTGCTGAAACAGTATGGTATCCGCCTGACGGCTAATCAGGCATATCACCAGATGGTGAAGCTGGGGATCGTTGAACAACGCGAACGATACAGCCGTACCGCGATTAACAACATCAAAAAATTCTGGTCGCTGACGGCGAAAGGCTGCATGTTCGGCAAGAACATCACCAGTCCTGCAAATCCACGCGAGACGCAGCCGCATTTCTTCGAATCCCGATTCCCTGAGCTGTTAAAGCTGCTCGATACCGTTCATTGAGGTGACCGTGAGAGCACTACTGACCCCTGAAATTGCCCCGCGTATGGGGATCGTATTGTTCAGGCCAGGTTCAGAGCTGATGCCCTTGTTTATGCAGGGGCGTGTCCTGCTGGAGCCTGAGCCGGAACGTTATTCATCTTTCGCCAGTGGTGCCGTTCCGGCGGCATCACAACCGTTAGCGGATGATCCTGCCGTTCGGGCCGTGTTCCGCAATGAGGCAGTTATTCGTCGTGCTGGTGGCGTGGAATGTCTTGAAAGCTGGTTACTTCGTGAAAAGGGCTGTCAGTGGCCTCATTCCGGATGGCACAGCGAGAACATGACCACAATGCGGCACGCGCCGGGCGCAATCCGTCTGTGCTGGCACTGCGATAACCAGCTGCGCGATCAGTTCACGGAACGGCTGGAATCAATGGCAACGGATAACTGTGCCCGCTGGGTGTTGTCTGTTGTGCGCCGTGATCTTGGTTTTGATGACAGTCACGTTGTGACAATGCCAGAACTGTGCTGGTGGCTGGTTCGTAATGACCTGGCGGATGCCTTACCGGAAAGTGCAGCCCGTAAGGCCCTGAGATTACCGAAGCCTGTTTTGCCGTCTGTCACCCGGGAGAGTGACCTTGTGCCTTCGGTTCCTGCCACCAGCATTATCCAGGATAAAGCGAAAAAGGTGCTGGCGCTGAAAGTGGATCCGGAGTCGCCGGAGTCTTTTATGTTACGCCCCAAACGTCGTCGCTGGGTTAATGAAAAGTACACGCGCTGGGTTAAGACGCAGCCGTGTGCATGTTGTGGTAAGCCAGCCGACGATCCGCATCACCTGATTGGTCATGGTCAGGGTGGAATGGGTACAAAAGCGCATGACCTTTTTGTGTTGCCTTTGTGCAGAAAACACCATGACGAACTGCATGCGGATACCGTGGCATTTGAAGAGAAGTATGGTTCCCAACTGGAGCTGATATTTCGTTTTATCGATCGCGCACTGGCGATTGGTGTGCTGTCCTGATTTTGTGGAGAAAGTTGATGCGTGATATTCAGATGGTTCTTGAACGCTGGGGGGCATGGGCGGCAAGTGGTAACACCGGGGTGGACTATTCTCCGATCGCTGCCGGATTCAAAGGACTTTTACCATCTGCCACTAAACCACGTCCGGCCTGCTGCGATGATGACGGACTTATCATTGAAAACTGTCTTGCTCGTCTGAAGCAGAAAAAACCTGAGGAGTATTCGCTTCTCATTGCTCATTATTTGTTGCGAATATCAAAAAGACAGATAGCCAGGACGAGAAAGAAAAGCGAAAAAGCAATACGAATTGAGATGCAGATAGCCGAAGGGTTTATTGACGGATGTTTGTCTGTGCTGGGGGTAAGACTGGAGATGGACGACTGGCTGCTAAAAAAGTAAAAAATGATTAGCGCGGTCCGCAAAAAGTATGTCAGTATGTTAAGAGTGGTTACTTCGCCACACAGCTTAAACCCGCCGCGAGCGGGTTTTTTTATGGCTGAAATCGGTCCTGTACAGTAAACGCGCTGGTGGCGGTGAATATATGTCTTTCAGCTTGCTGGCTTTTTTGACAAGAGTTATTGGTGTGTCACGTTAACCGGAAAAGGGAAAAAGACATGCTGAAACAGCAGGATATGACAGAAACCGCCAGAGCAGTGTTTAATGAATTAAGCGTCACCGAACCGGCGACAGTCGGGGAGATTGCGCAGAATACTTACCTTTCACGCGAACGCTGCCAGTTAATACTGACCCAGCTTGTTATGGCGGGTCTGGCAGACTATCAGTTCGGTTGTTACAGACGCCTTCAGTCCTGAAGGCTTTTTTATTTGTGGTAAATGGGCGGCTGGTGGGTGTTAGGGGCACTCACCAGCCATCTGCTCATGCGTTGGGGTCACAAGCAAACCTCAGGCCCATCTGCTTTGCGCAAAAGCGGTATGAGCCTATCAGAGACAGGCTTAATGATCCATGTTTAATACTGTAAAAATATCCAGTTGTGAGTTAATCAACGCCGACTGCCTGGAATTTATCCGGTCGTTACCCGAAAATTCTGTTGACCTGATAGTCACGGACCCGCCGTACTTTAAAGTGAAGCCTGAGGGCTGGGATAACCAGTGGAAGGGCGACGATGATTACCTGAAGTGGCTGGACCAGTGTCTGGCGCAGTTCTGGCGGGTGCTGAAACCTGCCGGAAGTCTTTACCTGTTCTGTGGCCATCGCCTGGCATCTGATATCGAAATCATGATGCGTGAACGCTTCAGTGTACTGAACCATATTATCTGGGCAAAGCCGTCCGGACGCTGGAACGGGTGCAACAAGGAAAGCCTGAGGGCGTATTTCCCCGCCACAGAGCGCATTCTGTTCGCGGAACATTATCAGGGGCCGTATCGTCCGAAAGATGCCGGGTATGAGGCGAAGGGCAGGGCACTGAAACAGCATGTGATGGCTCCGCTGATTGCTTACTTTCGTGATGCGCGTGCTGCCCTGGGGATAACGGCAAAACAGATAGTGGATGCCACAGGAAAGAAAAACATG